CAAGTAGTCTATCTTCCATAACTACTAATATACGAAATTATTTTGAGAAATCAAAAAAATCTTGTTTAGGTTTTTCATCCAACCATTCTTGGGGGATTTCTTTCTTGGCCCATTTGAATCCATTCTTCTCACACCATTGTGCGTATGTGGTCTTTGAACCTTTGTAGATTTTACCATTGGGTGACTGAAGAACAAATCTTAAATCAATTTCAGGATGTTGTTCTTTAATAAGGGTGTGTTTCTTTCGGTCTTCAGGCAAGAACCAACCTTTGGATTCAATATAGATTCCATTGGGTAACCTAAAGTCTGGTTTGTAAGTGTGATGAGTTGCAGGGACAACATATGGAATTTCGTGTTGTTCGTATTCACCATCAATACCTTGAATTCTTAATTGTTCGTTGATTTTAGTTTCAAGGCCGGACTTGTGTCCTTTTGATTTTTGGATGTGACTCCAATTTCCTTTTGCCATAACTTATATATTTTTATTATCCAACTCGTATGATATTGTGACCAAGTAGGTAACATATTAATCTAAATCAAATTTTACATTTATGGTTACATCGACATCTTGTCGTTTTTTTAGTGGAGAACCTAACTTACCAATGGCAAGTAAATCACCATTGTCATTGTAAAGACCAATTTGAGTAATATAAGGTCTAAAATCTGAACCCGTAACCATATTCATTAAGCGTGTATCCGTATCAGTACCATCTATTCTCAATGATGGGTTTGATGATACATTATATTCATCTCTTTTGATTTCACAAAGGATTGAAAATTCTTCAACTTGTTTGGTAGCACGATAATCCAATTGAAAGTTTCTATTTGTATAATTCCAATTACCATTACCCAATAAAATATTTTGATATCTGAATCTTGGGTCTGATATGATAATCATACCATGCTTGTAAAATACATATCCAACTTCTTTTCGTTGTAACGCAGAACCACTTGTTGAGTTATCTGCTAATGATGAAATCATAGCGGAAGATAGACTATTTCTATGAATTCTAAATTGAGACATAGAACCACTAAAGAATCCATTCGTTTCACTTATACTACGTGCTCCAATAAGAATGTCTCTATCATTAGTAACAACACCCTTAAATGAATATGAAGCAGAAACTTCTTTTGTACCATCAACCCATAGTGCAATTTCACTATTAGTTTTATTTAACACATACTCGTGAGCTAACCCATCACTATATGCATTTGATGATGAAAAGTTTAATACAGAGTTACCATCGGATGCTTTAATAAAAATATGTCCGGGACTTGTAGGGTGTAGTTCGGTATAAAATGAAATATCAAATGGGTATTGACCATTCCCTTGTGATTTTACTTGCTCCAACCCCGCGTCATCGATATAAGTGTAAGTATTTCGTTTTTGTACCAATGATTGTTGTTGTCTTCCAGCTAACGATTGTGATGGTGGAATGATTGCCCAAAATGAAACTGCCCAATCATCATTTTTATTTAATACGTTAAAGTGCTCTCTATGTTTAATCTGAATACTTTGGGAGTGGTTAAAGTTGTAAGTATTACCAATACCCAATGATGGATTTGTTGATATTAGTGAATTTGGGCTCAATGCGCCGCCGGAAGACACACTAACACCTGATGAGGCAGATGCTTCATATTGCGTTATGGCTGATTCTAAATCAGATGTAAAGTCGTATCCCAACGTGTTACCATCCAAACTTGAGGTGTTACCTACAAGAAATATAGTTCTATGTATTGCGCTTCGTGGGCCCAAATCACTTGGTAAGTACCCATCCGATATCGTAGCGTGTCTTGCATTTCCATTTTCAAATTCAAATGTAACATAACCTTCACCAGCACCTTGGAAAGTTACATCGGTAATTTTTGCAATACTACTCGTTACACCTGTGATTGTATTATAAAATGGAAAGTATACACTATAATTTGTATTGTTAGTAAAATAGTCATTGCTTGAAACGGCCCATAACCCCGTGGACACTGCGTCTTTTAGACTTTGAGTTGCTGCTACGAATTGGGGTCTAATAACCGAACCATCATATAGTGTTGTAGTTTGTCCTCCAAAAAGTTGATTACCATCAAGATTTATATAATCATAATGTGTATATGCCTGCTTTACAGTTTGGCCAGCGAAATCACCACCAATTGAATTAACATCATAATCCGTAGTCGAGTATGCAGTCCAAGACCCACTTCGAGTATACACATACCCCAACTCATCAATTGGAGTTTCGTATAATGTTGTATATGCACCTATTGAGTTTATACCCCAAGCCATTAGACAATCCTGTTTACATAATTAGACTTATCGGATGTATCGGATTCAAAATCCAAATATACCAACGTATCGGCCGTATTAATATAAGTTGACCCTGTTAGTTCGTTTGCTACCAAAATACCATATTCATCATCAACTTTTTGGTCGTGTAATTTTATCGATGATGATGGATAATTTGAATTATCAGTCACATATACAGAACCAGGTTTTATATTTTCACCAAATTTATTTTGTGGAATTGAGATTACAGATGCAGTATCATATAATCTAATATCCCTTCTTCTTTTAAAGAAAGTTGAATTAATTGAATTCCAAACAATCGGCTGTGGTATTGAGTTTAACTCACGAGTAACACCGCCTGAAGAAGTTAGGAAAGTTCCAACACCAATTTGATTAGCAACTGATGTTGAAACTTCAGTTAAGATTCCATTGTCGGATACACCTCGGAGAATAGAAATCTCGAACGATGATGAGTGATTTACATTTGTAACTTCATATCGTTTATGTGCTTTGAAGGGTCTTGCTTGAACTCCCCCATTGAATATTCTTTTGAATACTATTCCCATTTGGTATCATCTTTAGAAGTCTAATTTAACCTTAATCAAAATTTCATTTGAGAATGATTTCAACAAAGGTTTAGACAACTTAGCAATTGCTAAAAGTTCATTATCGTTATTGTATAAACCTACCGTGGTGATATATGTTTTTGGGTCACCTACGAATGTTTGTTGTAATAACTTACCATTTGAACCAGTAACATATGATGGGTTGTTCGAGAAGTTGTATTCTGCATTCTTTGCTCTAACAAAGAAGAATGTTGATTTTACTTCTTCCTCACTTCTGGCTTGGAAACCATTTCCAGCATTATCGTGAGCTGCGCCACTAATTGCGGTGAATAACTTTCCGTGGTTTTGTGCGTCAGTATTAGTTGTTCTAATTGTTCCCAACGAAGCAGATGCGTCAAGACCAGCAGCGCCTAATACAATTACACCAAATTGAGGATATACAGCCCCAAAGATTTCGGTTGTATTGTAAACACCATTTAATAACGAACCTGAAACGATGTTATAAACATTTTGGTTTGAGTTACCCAACTGGTTTGTGTCACCACTATCATCTACTAAACGAACTACTCTACCATTAGAACCCGATATACATAATTCCCAATTTCCAGGGTCAAGTTTATCTTTGATTCTTTCACGGTTAATTGTTACAACGTAAACATCATCTTGATTTACACCACCGAAAGAAAATCTACGTTGAGATGCTGGCAGAAGGACTTGTTGGAATTGAGAATAAATTGCGTTAGAAGGTGAATCTTCATTTGCTCCTAATGAACCACTACCGGCATAGTGACCATATGCAATTGAGAATTGAGCATAGTTTGTAGAAACCGTTGGGTCACCATTATAAATTTCGTAGTAATATTGTTTTTGCGTAGAAGACTGATATGATGAAGTCCAGAATGAAGTCAACTCACCAACATTACCACTCCACAATCCACGGGTTACTCTTTGAGTAGAACCTTCTACGACATCTTCAATGGTGAATGCGGTAAATACTTTACCCGTTCCAAAGTCGTATGCACCTGCTGGGATTACAGGTGTTGCGTCTTGTACTACATCATTAGCAGACAATGAAGCTACTGATACTTGTGGTATTCCGGTAGAAGCCCCACCACCAGCTCCTAATGAACCAAGTATTGAGGGGCCATTGTTTCCGGTACTTCCACCACCGCCTGTTCCAGAATTAAATCCTGCGCCTGCTCCGGTTCCACCTCCGTTTGGGTCAATTGGTTGTATTGGCATAATCTTTCCTTTTTATTTTATATTACGCTGGACTTACTACGTTAACCACCGTTGTTTGTGCATCGGTTACAGGATTAACAGTCACATCAATTTCAGTTCTACCACCAGTTTCGTTACCAATGATTACAATACGAGTTGTAATAGCAGTATCGTTTGGTAGGTTTGCAGCCGACACAAATGTAAATTGATTCTTACCCACAACCGTTTGAGATTGTGCGGTATTGTAAGAACTTACATTTACAATCGGAGTAACATTTCCAGGAACACCAGAATTTCCAGTAATAGAACCCGCGTCTGAATTTAACAAGATAGCAGTGTAGCCCAAGTTTTCATTACCACCATTTTTTGTGGTCACTGCAATTACTGAATTGTTTGCGCCTTCATTAAGTGTTAAACTTGAAGGAGAAACTTGAATGTATGGTAATCTTGCAGTTGTTTTTGGAAGAGACAACAATTTATATTTCATTGCGTAGTTCTCATCCGTGATTGCTTCAATCACAGGCATATTTTCAATTACGATTCCATAATAGTCAGTACCCAACGAGTGTGCTGGATTCCAAAGTTCGTAATCAACCTCATCATCCGCAAGAGCGAATTGAGTGATTTGAAACTTATCACGACCTTGTGCCAAAAGCTCTCTACCCTTCTTGGTGAGGATGGCGTCTACTGTTACCGATGAATTATCTAAAAATCCCATAGTGTTTCCTTTTTATGTATATAAATATGGTTTTGTTTTGTTTTTAATTTAAGTAGATAGAATTACTCTAATTTCCACATCAAATGGGTATGAACCAACTTGGAAAGAGTAATCGATTACATTTAACTGATATGCTGAATTCCAAACTATTTGTCCTGTACCAACTTGTGTTAAGAATACTTGATTAATTACTCTTAACGAACCGGCAGTTGATGTTGGGTTAAAGTCATTTATTCGTATTGTATTCTTCATACCCATTATTGCGTTGGTAGTATCAACACCATTTACACTTAACCTATAAGATGGTTTTGGTAATTGTGTTAATGATTTCCAATCTCCAAACTGCCATCCTTCTAAAGAATAATAAACAAAGTTTGATTTATAAATTTTAAATCTATTTGATATTGACTTTTCAATAGCGTATATGGAGTTTGTATCATTTTTGATGATATTAGCTTTTGGTTTAGAATTTCTAACAATAAATGGTAGAGGTTCTAATGAAGATTGAAGAGATGCTACATTTACTGCTGAATTCTTGTTTTTCTTCTTTTTATTGTTTACCGATACTAATAAGTCATCAGGAACTTTGCGAACTGGACCAGTAACAATACCATCGTTTGTTAAATTACCATCGGCCGCAGTTTTGCCAGAGTACACCAATGTAGTCGAGTCTACTTCGGTAATCTCAACAACAGGCCCACCATCTGGTGTATCTTCAGAGTCGGTTGTTAATGAGTCACTTGATATTCTACATCCAGTGTAATATAAGTTTTCAAGAGCAAGTGGTAACCTTGTATCTTGAACTTCAGCGTAATGGAATGATGTTGAATTTGGAGTAAGCGTGGCCGCATCTTCAGATGATGTAAAGAAATATTTAGGTTCTAAATACCATTTAGATGGCCTGGCGTTTAATACAGTAGACCCCGTTGGCGAGTATTCCCAATATCCGTTTGTTCTATTTACATATGTTCCACTTTCATCTAAAGTAACACAGCTTTGTACTAAACTTGAAGATGTAAATACACCAAATCCCTCAGCGGCACTATCTTCTAATATGCTTAACGTAAAACTATGTTGTGCACCATTAAATGATGGATGAATGTTATATTGTGCTTCTATCTCCAATCGATATACACCCGGAGATAAATTTGTAATCTGAGCAATACTTGCACTTGGAGTTTGTATACCACCAACTGCGTTATCTACGAATACACCAAGATTCTCTTCATTATAAATCCAAGCAGCGGATGATGTGAAGAAATCTAAACTGTGAGCATTATAAGATGCTGATTGATATATTATGTAGACATCACTACTATCAATTGGGTTTGAATACACACTTGCACTTACACTTGTATTGACAGTTGATACCGAACAAGATAAACTTGAGGATAGAGTTGCAATCTGATATTGATATGTCGATGGTTGGAAGTCGTACAAATCTAAACTTGATGAATAATCATTTCTTGATGCTGTAATTACACCACCCACATTACTGATAGTACCATCGTACATATGTCTTGTGTATGAAATATCTCGTGGTCTACGATACTTACTTCTTTCAAAAATATGTGGTTCAATCAATATACCCTTATGCCAATCTACACGAGCTGGTAAGAGTTGTTTGATTTGTTCAAATACCGACATATCATATCGTGATAACATATCTAAAATTAAATCAATAGCAGTACCAGTTGTATACTTTTGGAAATAATTTTTGGCTCTAAACTTTAATAACGGGTAGTCATTGTTGTATCTTTTATCAGGGTCACCCACCCAATCATCAGCTTCAAAGTAACCTTCTGAATTGTAGATATCAAAGTTTACAGTGTCGGTAGTTGAAAAGTATGTTCCTAATAGATTAGAGTCTAAAGGAGCATAATCGTATTCTGAAATTTCATTTGACTTATCAGGATTTAGTTTACCTTTTAAAGATGCTGACTCAATTCTGATTTTATTGTTCATTAAATTTAAAGCACCCATGGATGGTACGGTTACAAACTGCGTATCAACCTCACCTACCAAATCACCCGAACCCATATTAATCAAAGATGCGGTCAATGGTAACCCACTATCAGTTGTGGTAAATTTTTGATTTGGTTGAATTGAACGAATATAACTTGATGTGGTTGCAAATGAACTATCAGGGAATATACGATACATCAACTTATCAAATGAGGTGTCGATGTCTAAATCGGTGGTGTTATCATCACTAAAGTATGCTTCTCGGTTTTTAGCGTGTTCAGTTGTAATTTCATTTGTAATTGCGTCTCTAAAGTATCTAATTTCTTGAATACTAGCAGTTTCATATGAATTAACATTTGAATCAGTAGTTGGGCCAGGAACTTGTAATGTTCCAGTAGAACTCCACACAGTATTAAATGTTGCGTTAGTACCACTAAACGTAGCAGTCGGGTTGGCAAGAAGATTTCCCCAATCATCCACCCAAGCCGCTTGAATATCAATACTTCCCGAAGTTAATACAAAAGCAGCATCTCTTCTTAACTTGTATGGTACATATGATGATGATATAATATCAGTACCATTTACAGCCAAACGAATTCTTGCGGTTTCTTGTGCTGTGTTATAATCCCAAAAATAATCCACATTGTTAGAACTATCAGTCAATCGTAGGATATGATAATTACCCTTTGGCATTTTACCAATAACTTCAATTGAGTTTGGTCTATCCGATTGAATATCATCCCAAGGATTTGAGATATACTTTGATGGAGACGCTTGTAATTTGTTTACAAATCTTTCGTGTTCGTAAACATTCTTACGAGTTGAAATTGTAGGGCCACCCCACTCACGAATCTTCAAGAATGCCTGTGGAATACCATATGTTGAAAGGATTGCTTTGATTGAACGAGCAGTACCCTTTGTCTTGTACAACATAGGTAAAGTATTCAAAATCCTTCGCCAAATTTCTTCGGTAATTTGTTTTCTTGCTTTAGTTTCCATTGAACCGGTTTGGTTTAATGTACCATCGGATTCCACACCCAATGCATATTTCCAAAGAGAAACATCTGAATATCCGTTTGATAACTTCCAACCTAAAGCTTCAGCAACTGATTTTAGTATCTCATCTGCCATACCGTCTTTAGGGTGTTCTTCTCTACGATTAATATCAGTAAGCGATTTAATATAAGTCCATTGGATATCGAAGTGTTGGCCAATCATATCAACAAATGTAATATATTCGGAATTCTTTTCATCTTCTTGTAGATGAATTGGAATCATATTTCTCAACTTAGCATCATTAAAATTATCATACAATGACGCAGATGAGTATACTCCACTATACCAGGCACTACCTTCAATAGAGTTAGTTGCTCTTAAAACGTGAGGGAATGTAGAAGCCTTTGGATATGGTTCAATAGTATATGCTGAAGATGACCAATGTGTATATAGATTACTTGTAGTATTGTAATACAAGTAGTGTTCAAAGTCATCAAACCCACCAATAATTCTATCTTTACGAATAATTGATTGTGAAATATTGGTTAGCGCTTCCGAACCACTTACCGATTGTAATGTATTGATTCTTGAATCATATGCTTCGATTTGTTGTAGTTTGTAAACAAAATTATCAACACGTTCAGTCGCAGATGAGAAATGTACAAAATTCTGAAAATCAGAGTAGTCGATGTTTAATTTTGTAGAACCAAGAGAACCGCTAAAATAATAGTTAATCAATTGTTGAGATGTGGTTGCATTTACATCTAATAATGAATTCCAGTTTTGCCAGTTTGTGCCCTCAGCACCAACTTGGTCTGACATATCCATTCCGAAGTTTGGGTCGGAAAAATCAGGTCGTGATTGATTTTGTATACTTGGGAACGCAACAATTTTCTCAACCCACGATTTCATGATACGAGCATCGATATTAAGAATATCACCCACTTCAATATTTGAAGCTAATGGTGTTGATAGTTTTAGTATTACATTGTTTACTAATGTTACTGTATTATCAAACCGTCTGTATTCAAGTTGTAGGTCATTACGATTAATCGTGGCGAATACATCATCATCATTTTGAATCGCAGTTTTTAAATTTGGTTCTTTTATATCCAAATCATCCGGTGGTGTTGTAAATGTTCTTTGCCCAGCAATCCATACGAGTACACCATTTGAATTTTGTTGAAGTTTATATTTTCTAAACCTACCTGTTAGCTTTCCGAAGTTGGTTTGAGGTTGATTGATAGCGGGCACATATACTTCGACCATTGTTCTCCACAAATCAACCCCACCCTCAAATGTACCATCAAATGGAACAAATTTAGTTGGAGTTCCATCAAATACTGAACCTGGATATGTAAGGGTTTCGTTTACAATACCGGTACGAGTCCCATCAAACTCAAGGTTGAATACATCGTATAACTCGTTAGAGCCAAAGTTTATAACAATATCTTTTTTAACACCAGATGTGTCAAATGAATTAACACCAACGGAGTTGATTAGATTTAGTAATGGTTTGAATGAATCTGAAATATTGTTTTTTGATACAAGTTTTACTTCAGTTCTATCGGATGATATTGCAAAAATCTTCGCGTCTGGTATGACTCTAAATAAGAAGTTGTATACCATAGAATACGCACCTTGTTGTATTCCGTTTAACCTTAAATCTAATTCAGGTTGTGTATAAATCGTGGGATTAGAACCTTTGGTTAAATATTTTGGTACATTACCATAAGATGACTTAATTAGGTTGGAATCCGCATAGATGTGTAATTCTTGGTTTGGTGTAAACACCAATCCTGTATTGTTGTCAATTTCACCAGTAATATCACCCAACGAAACATATGTCGGGATTTTAACGATATCACTCAAATTTTCAAGTGGTATTGTTTCACCAAATACAGGAGTATATCCTAAAACCTGTTCTTTATTTTGAAATCTATTTAACGACATATATTATACCAACTTAATTATTTCCTTGACTATCTGACTATTAGTCATCATTCTGCCCTTGACCAAATCCAGAATCTTCTAAAGCTTGCGTCACATTTATAATGGTTTGTAGAGAAATTAACGGATTTACATTATTGTCAGCAACTCTCAACTCATCTGAAATTGTAATATCAAATTCTTGAACAAATGATGGTTGGTTTAACTTTACAACCTGTGTACCACTCTGGCCCGCAGTATTAAAAGATGACTTACCATATGAATCTGATTGAATTGCAGAGTCGAGTGCACCATAAATTTCATATGATACAATTTGTCCCCTGCCGTTTCTTTTAATTTCTCTTTCAGCCATTATCTAACCACCTTAAAGTAGAAGTTATCATCAAAGTATCTTGTAGTTCCATTTTGGTCTACTCTGAACACGAACTTGTAGAATCGTTCAGGTTGTAATCCATTGAACCAGAAGTTAAAGTAGTTGGATGTAGAATCACAACTTATCTTTGTATAATTAGTATCGAATGGAATAATTACCTGTTCGGTCTCAGCGTCAACTACCGAATAATACGAGGTAGTTGGAAGGTATTTCACTAATGTATAGTTTGATGTTGAAGAGAATGTTCTTGCTGGGAATCGTTCTCTTGCATAAACTCTAATCTTACCTTTAGATGTTTCTTTGTATTCAGTTGATAGATTCTTAACATACACAATCATATCTTCACTATCAAGAGCGTCTAACGAACCCGTTACGAATGATGAGTCATCCCATCGAACCTCAAGAACTGGTGGGTAGATTGTATTGGTATCTGAAGAGAAGAATTTAATTGAACCAAATTTAGTTGTAGATTCTTCATCTACTTTTGATTTTTTAATAATCAATCCGTTATTAGTCCGTGTGTTGTTTAACCACTCGTTTACATAATCGGTAACTTCAGTATTGAGGTTATCGGTATATTTTGTAAAAGATTGTTTGTAATGCGTTCCGTTTGAAAATGATGAAGTATACCAAGTACCACCACCTAAATTGTTATTCCAATGGGCGTCATAATATATGTCAACATATTGAGAACTTGTAATATCGTGGTCTAATGATTGTAGTCTAAAATTGTCTAATGACGCGGAGTATTGACCACTTCCACTGGCAAAGAACGACCATCTGAATAGGTATTCACCACTTTGTCTTGCTTGGAAATTTATATTTGGGGAGGTACTCCCACTAATATATTTAGAGTAACCACTTAAATCATTTTCATCTACAACTCTACCATTTGGGTCTAAAATAGTAAATTCAATTGAGCCGGTAACTTGACCATTATATAGTGGGTAATTACTATCAATAATATCAAAACTTGAAGTATAGTTTCTATTTTCTTGTAAAGTATATTTTCTATTTAATGTAGCCCCACCATATTTAGAGGCTGTTAAAAATAGCGTGTAGTTAGATATTACAGCAGAACCATTAACGCCATCTTCGTTTTGGATTCCCTCATTTAATACATAAGTGGATGGTAGTGTTGTGAGGTTTGATGAGAATTGGTCTAATACAAGAGTTGAGGTAGAAACCTCTCTATATAAATAAAAGTTATCAACAGACCCATCTGACCCATTAGCACCATTATTATCAAAGAATGTAAATTGTAGTTTGTGTACACCACTAATGCTTGCTGTAAAAGCCATATTGTAAGTGCCGGTACTGACTAAAGATTCTTCAAAGTTTACAATGCTATCATTTAATAAATCATTGTTTGGGTCTAATACATTAAAGTCAACTCCAGATAATGTGTTTCTGTTAAAGTCGAACTCAATTTTATAAATAGAACCGGCTTCTAATGATGCTGATAGATTAGCAGTACCACCACCATAGTTAGATGAGGACATTGTTAATTTTCCATCAATAGATGTAATTTGTGGTGATTGCCCACCAGTACCTTTAATTGGCTCTACTAATTCAAAACCACCAACGCTTGCTGCAAAATCATAGTATGCTTGTAACGATGCGATTAAATCAGGATTAGTTGGTTTTCCAACTGTTGAGTTAGTAGTATCCCAAGTGGCATCCAAACTTCTACTAACCCAACTTACATTAGTTGTATTATGTGGAGTGTCAGCTTCTGACCCAAGTCCTTCAGTCCAAAATTCCTTTACAGGAAACACATAAAGGTCATAGTTGGATTGTATCTCTTTGTTTTCAATGTTCTCCAGTCTCAATCTATATTGAGGTGTTGTGATATCACCACTTACTATGGATGATGAGATTGATGATAAATCAAATTGAATTAATGCTCTACTATTACCCAACAAGGTAGTGTTATCGGTATCGTAAAACTTACCAACTTCAAGAATTTCATCCTTGCCCGTGTTTTGTAATTTACGAGAAGAGTCCTCGTAGATAGTGGCGTCTTTGCTTGGATATATTCTATAAATCATTTTCTACCTCTTAAAATAATGATACTACTCTACCTTTGATATCAACATCCGGATATTTTACCTCAAAACAAGTTGGGTCTTTTGGCGGATATACAATACCACTACGAGTTGCATTTTTAATATTATATTTATTAGATGAATAGTTACCATCAAATTTATTTACAATTTGTAAACCACCATTTCCATCTTTATCAGGTCTTACAACGGTTTGTACACCATCAACTCTATCTAATAACACATATATGTCAGTAAGTGTAATTGGTTTGTTGATTCCCATATTCTCAATCCTAAAGAAGTTCTTTAGTGCGTTAATACATTTTAAAAGAACCTCATTTGAATTATAGTTTGGAAGAACTACAATTTCAAAGTCAATACCAATGTTTACAATATATGCGTTCTTGATGTTTACAGCATCGGTTAAGATACGATAATAAGACAAATAGTTTTGTAAGTTTTGTTTTGTAGCAGGGTTTAGATTTTGTAATTTAGCATTACCATCATAACCTAATACATAAAAATTAATTGCTAATGGGTTGGGGATGGGGTCAATTCCATCATCCAATAATGTATTGATTTGAAAATCAGGAGCAGCGTATGCTTTTGCTACCGAACCAAATTGTGGTGGTAATGCGTATGCTCTTAACAAGTAATCTTCTTTAGTTACTGCTCTATTTTGTGCTCTGAAGTATGCCATAGCATTATTACGAACTTCTTCGATTTCTTCTTCGTATTTACCACCTGCCGCAGCTACTTCGTTTGTTACGGCTATTGAGTTTTGTACAACATTAAATACATCAGTAACTAATCCGGTACTACTTGTTTCAATAACACGTTCAACAATTTCCGTAAGGTCTTGTGATGCTACATTATCAATTACACCAAGCCCCGTTCTATATGTTACAGTAAGAGTTGTATTTGCGGGTGCTACTCCATATGTTTTAGCATACATAAAGTTTGAAGGGTCAATACCCTGGTCAAGGTTTCCACTTGTACCATAAAGAGCAGAACCTACGTTATCTGGATTTGGAAGAATCTCCTCATCAGCGTTTTGAGATATACCACTACCAAATTGAATATCAACTGTACCGTCATCGGTAATACGGGTAATAAATCGCTTAGGTACTCTTTTTAACTTTAGTAATGATGGTGTTTCATTTGCATATGCCGACATTGCAATTGAATAATCTGTGGTATTTGGTAATTCTTCAAATACAGTATCTTGTGCAAGGTAATCGACTTTAGTCCATTCATCACCATCATCATCAATGATTGATATTACATCAATAAGACCATCAGCCTCTAACTTAATTTTATCGTATGGTTTTGGTTCGTTAAATTCAAAAGTAGCAGATTCTTGTTTTCCACTAACAGCTTTAACGTATTTTTTTAAAAGATAGTATACAGGTTCATCGGTTACTTCATCAATTTGATAAACTGAAACTTCGGTTGGGTCAAATGATGATGAGAATCCAAATCTAACTTTTTCAATAGTTGAAAATTCTACATCACCATTTGTAGAAGAACCCACTATCATTCCCTCGGATAATGTTAACGCGTAATCAAAGTTTGGTCGTACAGTGTCACCACTACCTTGTGCTGGTACTAATTGATAAACTGTTAATGTGGTTGTAGCTGGAACATTTAGTTTTGGTTTGTATCCAAACGATTGTGCTATTGTAAATACATTTGATTTTTCTTGAGCTTGTTCTAATAACGATTCCCTTAACTGAACATCAGTATAGTATGAAAGTACATCGCCTACATA